CTCGTCCGCGACTATCGCGACGAGGCCAAGGCCACCTTCGCCGACCTCGCCGAGCGCATGAATGGGATGTCACTCGACGCGATCGAAATCCTGCACGACCGCCTCCACGCGGAGCCCCAGGAATTTTCGATCCCGATGCTTCTTGACGTTGTTAAGGCCTTCGCCGACCGGACTGGCCACGGGCCCGGCCAGGAGGTCCACCTCAAAGTGGACCGGGACTTCATAGACCGTCCGCCGCGGGAGTCCGCGGAAGAGTGGCAGGCCCGGCGAGCCAAAGAGCTCGCGGCTCCTATAGTCGAGGTGGAGAAGGTCCGGGATGTAGTGGGTCCGGAAGTGGGTCCGGAAGCCGAGGCCGAGATTATCCCCTTCAAGGGCTCTGCCCATGAGACCTAGGGGGAATGTCACCGCGGCGCAGAGCGTCGGTCCTGCGTGGGCCCCGCAACCGGGGCCTCAGTCCGAGGCCATCTCGGCCGACTGGTGTGACGAACTCTTTTATGGTGGAGCCGCCGGAGGCGGAAAGAGTGACTTTCTTCTCGGGGACTTTCTCCAAGATGTGCCCACCTATGGGGCACATTGGCAAGGCGTGATATTTCGACGAACCTACAACGAGCTCGAGGACCTCTTGCGACGCGCCCGCGAGATCTTCCCGGTCTCGGGGGGTTCCTGGCACGAGCAAGCCAAAACCTGGAGCTGGGCCAACGGGGCGTCGCTCCGGATGCGCTACATTGAGCGCGACGCGGACGCCACCCGATACCAGGGCCACCAATTTGCATGGATAGGCTGGGATGAGCTCACTCAGTGGCCAACCGACTACGGTTATCGCTTCCTACGGGCCCGGTTACGCTCAGCTCATCACATCCCTACCAAGAGAATTCGCGCCGCCGCAAATCCTGGCGGCGTTGGTCACCACTGGGTCAAAGCATACTTTGTCGATCCACATCCAGCCGGGTACGAGCCCATCTACGATCCGACGACTAAAGCGCGTCGGATGTTCATTCCTGCAAAGTTGCGGGATAACAAGATTCTCTTAGGGTCCGACCCCACTTATGCCGACCGCCTCCGCGGACTTTCTTCGGACTCTATGGTCCGCGCGTGGCTCGAAGGGGACTGGACGGTAATCGAGGGCGCCTACTTTGACTGCTGGCGTACAGATAGACATGTGATCGCACCCTTTGACGTGCCGTCGGACTGGACTAAGTTCCGTTCTATGGACTGGGGCTCGGCACGGCCCTACTCCGTGGGATGGTGGGCTATCGCCCCCGATGACTATCGAGCGCGCAATCTGCGCGGGGAGACAGTGGTGCTCCCGAGAGGGGCCCTGGTAAGGTACCGTGAGATGTATGGATGCGCGAGCACGCCCAATCAGGGGTTGAAGCAGACTGCCGAGCAGGTGGGCACGGCCATACTCCTAAAGGAGACGGAACGTCTCCGCTATGCGGTACTCGACCCCGCCTGCTTTAAAGAGGACGGGGGCCCGTCCATAGCCGAGCGGCTCAATGTGACGCTGATGGCTGGCCGGGCTCGGCCGTTTCACGCCGCTGACAACGCGCGCATTCCGCAGCGCGGTTCTATGGGTGGCTGGGACCAGATGCGGGCGCGCCTCGTGGGCGAAGCGGGCTCGCCCATGATCTACTGTTTTAGCACCTGCGGCGCGAGCATCCGCACCATCCCTGCGCTTCAGCACGATCCCGCGAAGATGGAAGACGTGAACACCGAGTCCGAGGATCACGCCGCGGACGAGTGGCGCTACGCTTGTATGTCGAGACCGTTCCACCCGAAGATCGTGGCCATTCGGCCAGAGGTGAAGGTGGGATACTATAGTAATAAATCGAAGGCTCCGGGGGACTGGAAGTCCTACTAGGGCGGGTCCGGAAGCGGGTCCGGAACAACAGAGGGTTTATCCCATGGCTTGGAAAGCCGAGGTACAGGTGATCTCCACCGGGAACTGGGACGGGAACCGTCTCCTTTTCGCCTCCAAGGAGGAGGCCGAGGGCTACGGCCATGACCTTAGTCATGACCAACCGGGAGTCCTGGGCTGGCGCGTGGTCGAGGACTTTGGGGACCCCAATTATATCTGGGAAGACGGTAAAATCGAGCCCATACCCGGGAAAACACTCTAGGGGCTTCGCCCCCACTCGGACGAGGTGGAAGGGAGTTCGCTATGGCGAATGCTATCTATCCGATTTACAAGCAAAACCTCTTGGCCGGAACGGCCGGATATGATCTTGATAATAATACAGTGGCCGACGGGCCCTACCTCGCCCTGATCGACACCGGGACATACACCTACAGTGCTTTGCACGACTTCTACAACGACCTCTCGGGAATCGTTGGGACCGACCAGCGCTTGGCGAATCCAAGCGTGGTCAATGGGACTTTCGACGCGGCCGATCTGTTGTTCACTTCGGTAACAGGGCCAACTATAGAGGGTTTTGTTATCTATAGGCATAACTCGGGCGCGAATACTACTTGGCCGCTGGTCGAATACTACGACCAGCCCGGGGGCGGCCTCCCACTGACGCCGAACGGCGGGAATATCACTGTCACGTTTAACGCGCTCGGCATCTTTACTATCTAGGAGAGGGCCGTGGCCCCCAAGGACAACCTCAAACAGCCCGGTGAGGCCCTCTTTGAGGCCTTTGGCCGCTCTGCGGCGGGCCACCCTCCCGACGAGGTTATTTCGGCCGCGATGAATATAGTGCTAAATGTTGTGCGGCAGCGATCTTCGCGCCGGACCGAGGCGATGCAAGCTATGAACGAGCTGTTTGGGAGGTCAATGGACGCCCTCATGCAGCACTACGACGGGACTACGGATCGGCGGCGAAGTGTGGTGCCGTTTGATCAGGTGATTACGGTGGAACACTCGAGGTTCCAGACCACGTTCGGTAGGTTAGGCAAAAATGGCCATACTTAAAAACCGCGCGGGCGTAGCCACTCCTACAGTTGGCACTGGGACTATGACTGTCGGGGCCGCGCTGACAGCCGCCCAGAATCCGAACGCGGCCAGTTGGCAGACTCCGGCCAACGCGGGCGTAGTTAACGGGGATATAGTTCGGTATTTGGTGCTGGACTCGAACGGGGCTTGGGAGTATGGGCTGGGCACGTATTCGAGCACCGGACCTACGGTTACTAGGGCCGCGGGCTCGATGAATGGCAGCGTAGCCGGACAAAAGTCGTCCACAGGGGCACTTTTAGCGCTCTCGGGCACTGCCCAGATCTTTATCGCGGCCATTGCAGAGGATATCGGGGACGTTTTTCTCGCGGCGAACAACGTTTTCACTGGCACGAATACGTTCAGGAATGGAATTACACTATCTACGGCCGCGGCCTTAACGCTGGCTCTTATGGAGGAGTACAGCACTACATTTGGCGCGACGCTGCTTATGCGACGCAGTAAGAGTAACACTCTTGGTGGGCACGCCGCGGTCGCACTGAATGATATTCTAGGGTCACTTCAGGTCGAGGGCAGCAACGGCTCGAGCTTTCTACCGGGTGGCCGCATTGACTATATCGCGACCTCCGCGCCGGGCGGATCTGGTGTTCCATCTAAACTTACTGTTGCTGTTGGTCAGATAAGCAGTGGTGCGTCCGTAGTTGCAGCGGTATTCACGCCGCAGAACGGGCAGTTTCTGCTTGGTGCCACTGATGGTACCGCTGCGAGCGCGGGCCAGGTAGGTGAGACACTCGGTGGTAACGGCGGAGTGGTCGCGTGCGCGGCCGGAGCAGCTACATCACTGGCAACCATTTCACTTTCACCGGGAGATTGGGATGTCTGGGGCTGGATTACAGGCGGGCCGGGCTCTACGACCGCGAGTAGCTATGTGCTGGGGCTGATAGGTACTGTGCTCAATTCGGGCGGGTCGGGCCAAGTCTACAATAGTTCCTACGCTAGTCCAGCTGGAGATGTGCTGTTCGGACTGGTGCCGTTCGTGTCGCGGAGCGCATCTGTTCAGACCTTCTATGTTAATATCCAGCCATCAGCTGCTGGTAACTTTATCGGAAACTGGATCGCCCGTCGGGTACGCTAAAAGGAGCCATTCCTATGGCAGCACTAACCTATGAACAGTCAGCTGAACTGATGAAGGACCCAGTTTTTATTGGCCGGGTCAAGGTGTCCTGTCTGAAGTACGCCACCTTCATCTTTGACGAGCCCGTCTCGACGGCGGGACACGCGAGCCGCCTGCGGTGGGCGCAGAATACCTATACAGTTCCTGACTCCGCTGCCGCGGTGGCTACACCTCCAGTGGTTATGGATGGGGCAGTCCAGAACGCGGGCGCGGCTATTACCGATGCGGCACTACAAACCACGGTCGAGACTGTCGTCAACAAGATGATCTGAGTGATGCTGAATGCTCGGTCATGCAGGCCTAGGCCAACCAAATCTTGCCGCGCTCGGCATTGGGCTGGTCACACCCAGCCAGGATATCGCCGCAGGGCTGCTGACCAACACTCAGACCTTCTTCGCTCCGGTACTAGCGAATGAGGCAGCACAAAACCTAGACGTTGCCCTGTTCAATGAGGGTGATGTTTTCTACGTACCGGACATCGTAGTTGATGCGCTACCGAACCAGATACTTGTAGCGCACTTCGACGATCCAGACTTGTTTTATGCGCCACTCTTGGCGTTCGAGGCCGCACAGAATATCAATGTTGGACTGTTCGTCGATGCTGACACTTTCTACGCTCCGACCGTCTTCGCTGAGGGCACGCTGCTCAACATCACTGTTGGGCACCTTGCCAACCCGAACGAGTTTCTCGCCCCGACCATTGTCCAGGCGGACAAGGAGCCGGTGTATACCTATCCCACTGGAAGGGGGCTCTACTCCGATTATGGTATCCGGGCCTCGATGACGTTCTACAAGCGTAGAATGATTATAGGAAGACGCTGATGCCGAGTTACCAAGCCAGTCAAGAGGGCGAGGGTCCGAGCCGCCGAAGCTTCCTCGGCGGGATGGCTGCAGGCGTGGTAGGAGCGACCCTTCCCGCGCAAGGGCGCACGGGATATAGGCTGATTGAGTACTCGAATGGGGACGAGGAGGGCTATTGGAGCCTTGAGAAGTGCAAGCGATGCTATATGGACTATCTCGGCTCGAAGACCGAGGAAATTGATGAGCAGAAAGTTGCTCGGCAGTACCGGCACGGGGCACAGTGGACACCAGGGCAGGTTGAAATCTTTAACCTGCGGCGTCAGCCGGTTGTCACTTACAACCGGATCGGGAGGAAGATCGACTCCATTGTGGGGCTGATGGAGAAGATCAAGCAGGACCCGAAGGCGTACCCTCGGAATCCGCGCGCGACGGATGAGATGGGGGCCGAGCTGGCCACTGCCTGCGTGCGGTATGTGGTCGAGAGCGACCTCCGCGAGTCGCGCTTTCCGTTCGCGATCGAGAACGGCGCTGTCGATGGGATCGGCGGCGTAGAGATGATGTTGGTTAAGGGGGACAAAGGTGACACTGATGTTGGTTTTGCAGGCGTTAAAACTGATAGCTTCTTCTATGATCCTCGCTGCTTCGATCATGACTTTAGCGATGCTCGTTATATGGGTACTGGTAAGTGGTTGGACATGGAGGATGCGATACAGCTTGCGCCCAGTAAGGCTGTTGCCAAGCAGATTGAGGATCAGAACCAAAGCGGATCAGAGTTGACGAGTCAACCCGATCGCGAGCGGCGATGGTTTGACACTGACCCGACGCACAAGCGCGTGCGGGTAGTTGATATCTGGTACAAGTGCGAGGGCGAATGGAGATGGTGCTTATTTACGGGCTCGTTGAAAATCGACGAAGGGAAGGGGTACTTCTTCAACGAGAAGAACGAGATGATCTGCAAGTATATCATGTTCTCGGCGTTCGTAGATCACGACGGGGACCGCTATGGCTTTCCTCGTGGCTTAAAGAGCTCTCAAGACGAGGTAAATCAACGGCGGTCCAAGGGCCTCCATGAGCTCAACTCCCGAAGGATCAAAGCCGAAGACGGTGCCTTCAGTGACATCGAGGTCACTCGTCGAGAGGCTGTGCGGCCAGATGGGGTTGTCATATACAACAAGGGCTTCGAGATGGAGTTCGACGATCAAGCCCGGATCGCCAACGTCGAAGGCCAACTCAAGTTCCTCGAAGACGCCAAGAACGAAATAGAGAACTTCGGGCCGAACCCGGCCCTGATAGGGCAAGGGCTGGAGTATAAGAGCGGGCGGGCGATTAACCTGCTTCAGCAGGCTGGTATTGCCGAACTCGGCCCCTTCGTGATTAATGTGAAGAACTGGAAACTGCGTCTTTATCGGGCTATCTGGTGCGCGATCCAGCGGTATTGGACCGCAGAGCGCTATATCCGGGTCACAGACGACGAGGGCATCGCGCAGTTGGTGCAGATCAACGGGGTGGGCCTTGATGAGATGGGTTACCCGCGTTTAGTTAACGCGGTCGGCCAACTGGATGTTAAC